GGTCGTCATCGGCATCGGCTGCCGCCGCGGTGAAGGTGATCCCGCTCGTGATCGTGAGGACATCACTGAGCGCGGCATCGTCGCCGTCTTGGGCGTACAGCTCGATCACCGAGGTCGCAGTTACGTCACCGACTTTGGCGATGAACAGCACGCCCTCGAAGCCCTGCATATCGAGGATGTCGCAGGCGGTTGCGGCCTGGCCGGCCACAGTGTCGACCAGCACGCGGCTGATCTTGACGTTGTCGAGTAGATTCATGTCTCACCTCTCTTGAAACGGTGGAGTGGAAACGCCTGGGGAACTATCTGCTCCCCAGGCGGAGAAAGATGCGAGAACTTAGGCGCCCATCTTCACGCGGACGAACGCCTCTTCTTGGACCGGCTGACCGTCAGTCTCCAGGCGGCCGATGAAGCCGGTCTGGTTGGTCAGGGCGAACAGCTCAACCAGGCGCTGAATCTGCATATCAAGAGCGTCGGCGATCCAGTAGAACTTGAAGTCGCCGAGGATCCCGACATACAGGCTGGCGGTCATGGTCGAGGGCGCGAACTCGGAAAGCTGCACCGGGAAACCTAGCAGCCGTTCCGCCGCACCGGCCTGCATGTTCGGCTGGATCAGGTATTGGCCGTTGCCGTCTTTGATTCGGTCAATCGAGCCGTACACGGTCCGGTGGAAGAGCCAGCGGGCCCCTGCGTGGTACTGCGACTTCAGAGTCCACTTCACGGCCTTCAGGTTGTCGGCCTTTATCTCAGTCGCGAGGTTGTAGGTGGAGACATCGCGGCTGGTGGAGATACCATCAGCCGACGCGGTGAACACGCCGAGCGGCTGATTGACACCATTGCCGGTCATGAACCCGTTCTCCTGAGCCACACCGAACTTGTAGGCCAGGCGATCGCGCACCAGGCCCTCGGGGTCAAGGGACGCCTGCCGGAGCAGCTTGTTGGACACCTTGATGTACTTGGCCAGCGGGTGCGGGTGCAGCTCCCTCTTGCCGAAGTCCAGGCTGGTGTCCTCGGTCCCTACCGCGAGCTCAGCAGTCCAGGTCGGATCGGAGACATCGTCTTCGAGGGTGACCACGCCAAGGCTGGCTGCGTTAGGCACCGGGATGACCGTGGCCAGCTGCCGGATGATCACCTGATCATCGACCGCTTTCAGCAGCCCGCGCACCAACTGCTCGGGAGCTACGAGGTAGCCACCGAGTGTGTCTGAGTCCGCCTGCAGCGCCCGCGCCTCTTCCGGCCGCAACGCGGGATACCCGCCGACCATGAAGCGCCTGAAGGCGTCCCGATATTCCTCGGTGGCGTATCTGCTCGTGCGCGTTTCAGGCTCGCCGCCCGGCTGCTCCTGGCCGCCCGCCATCCGGCCTTCGCCTTCCAACAGGCGCAGTGCCTCAGCGGTGTTCTCTGCCCGTAGCTGGTCGCGCTCTTCGTAGCCATCGATCTCGGCCCGCAATTGCTCGCGGTCTGTCTGGCGTCGATCGTATTCCGTCTTCTCTTCGGCGGTCAGGCCTCGGCCTTCGGTTTCTGCCTTGTCCAGGATTGCCCTTTGCTCATCCACTAGCGTCTTGTATCGCTGGCGGGCTTCGCGTTCTTTGACTTTCATCGACTCACCTCTTTCGGAGGTCGGGGCACAAAAAAAGCGGCCTCACTGGGCCGCCTTCTAGCGGGATGCTATGTGCCGTTTCAGGGTCAGGATTCTATTGCCAGCCTCCGGCGCCGCACGTCGAGGAGATCCTGTTCCTCGCTGCCGCCTCCGAGGTTTTCACGGTCGCCTTCGGCCGCTAGGTTCTCGAATCGGGTACGCACTTCTGCTGTCGTCTGCGGATAGGCAGGAAAGGTGACAACGGAGACATCGAAGAGCTCCACCTGCTCAAGCACGCGAACCGGGTCTTCAAACGTGCCTTCCGTCCGCTCCTTGATGACACGGAAGCCGAAGGACATCTGGTCGATGTCGCCGCGATCCATGCTCGTCATGAGATCACGCGCCCACTGTGTGTCGGGCGGAGTTATCTCGATGGCAAGGCCGCGCTCGTCTTCAGCGAGGGTGAGGGTGCCGGCCTTGTTGCGACCAAGTACATAATTCGGGTCGTGGTTCATGAGCGCCCGCACGTCCGCGACCGGAATGGTGTCTCGGAATGCTCCCGGGTCGATCTTCTCTCGGAACCAGCCAAGATCGTCGGAGAGCTGGTTGAACACAGCAGCGTGGCCGGTGATCTTGCGGATCTCTGCTCCTTCTCCCACCACGCGCAGCTCCACAAGCGGAAAGGCCCGTATCTCCTTATCGCCGATTCTCATTTGTCCATTCATGCCTGCCTCCTAAGCAGCCACTACGGTGCAATCGCATCCCGCGTGTATGGGGGGATGGTGGAAGTCGCTGGAGAAACTCATCCAGTTGTCCGGGTTTTCCGGATCGTTCACGTGCTCGCCCTTGCGAGCGAAGGTCTCTTCTATCCCGACAACCTTGCCGTTCATGTGATTGCAGTACGGGCAGTTGTCTCCCTGGGTTTGCCAGCGTATGTGAGTGATGCCCTGGGAGCGCCATGTCTCGCGGGCGACCGCGTTGGCCGCGCGGTAGGCTTCCCATTTGGCATCAATGGCCGGGCGGGCGTTCCACGAGTCGAGCTCGACCTTGAGCAGCTCCAGCGGATCCCCGTCGGGCTTTCCAATCGCCTCCAGCACCGAGGCCATAGACATGCTGGTGTGGCGGGCCACATATGCTTCGATGTACTGGCGCATGAAGGTCTCCAGCTCGGGAGTCATCCCCACCGTGCCGGCGATCTCGAGGGCTGCCTCTGACTGGATGGCTTGCGCGAAGGACAGATAGAGGCCCCACAGCTCGTTCCCCACGCGGCCGCTCGTCCGCATGTCGTCGTAGTATTCACGAGCCCAGCGCACGAAGTCGGTCTGATCGCGTTGGCCGAACGCCTGCTCGGCGCCGCGCAGGATGTCGCCCTTCTCGCGCTTCAGGATCCGGGCGAACGCCTGCTCAAATGGAGTGAGATACGCCTCGGATAGACGCCGGCGAACCTCGCCAGACGCCGCACGGGTTTCTCCGCCGCGCTCCCCAGACGCTCTCCCTCGGCTATCTGTCGGGCCCTTGGCCGGTGGCTTCTCCCCGCCCGCTGGTATCTCTTTCACGCTCTCAGCGGGCACCATGTTGAGCGGGACGAAGTACAGATCTCCGCCTTCCACCGGGTTCATGTTCTCGCGCTCGCGCACGTCGTTGGCTGAGAGCCAGCCCCACTGCCGCCCCACGGCATAGGCTTCATACTTGCCCTTGGTGTCCATGCGCAGAATCGCATCGGGCAGGTACTCGACAAAGAATGTCTGGCGCTCCTTGCGGGTCAGACACTTCCGGGTCAGCTCTTGCTGCCCGCGAATGCAATACGGCTGTATGGTGTCGCCCCAATGTTCCAAGGACTGCTGCTCGATGTTGGAGAAGGTCGCCCGCAGAAGGTGCTGGATCTTGTGCGGTTGCATCCGATGCCAGCGGCAAACCTCTTCTACCTGATGCTGCCGGGTGAGCAGGAATTGGACCGCCTCCGGCGGCATTCCCACTTCTTGGAACTCCATGCCCTCTTCAAGCACGGCGAGCCGGTGAGCGTTGTCGAGTCCCTTGGACCGTGCCTCGAACGACTCGATCAGGCGTTCTTGCGCCTCTTTGGAGAGCTTGGCCGGGTGCCTCAGATACCCGCCCGGCCGCGCGTTGTTCTTGAAGAGTACTGAGCCGAACTTCTCGGCCGCCAAGCCGAGGCCGATCGTCTCCATGGCCATCTGCGTGGGCGAGTATCCCTTCAATCCGTTGAAGCTCAGCCCCACGATATGAAGCACTCGCTCGGGCGGGAGGACATATCCTTTGCCGTCGACTGTGACCTTGTATTGGATCGAGCCGTTTTTGCGCTCGGGCCACGTGTGGTCTGGTCGCAGGGGCCATAGATGGCGGACGAATCCGCTGTTGTCGAACTCAATCTCTGCGTAGGCATTGCCCCACGAGCAGACATGCCCGGTCAGCGTCTGCCAGAAGGTCATCGGAGTCATTTCGGGGTTCGGCTCGTTGTGAAGCACGTCGTATAGGGGATGATTGATGGCTCGCTCTTTGCCCTTGGAGTCGAGCCGTTTGTAGACGAGTAGCGGCATGCCCCCGACGTCTTCGGAGATCACCTGGATGCAGGCCCACCATGCGGAAAGGCCCAAGGCCGTCTTCTCATTGACGGCTATCCCTGAGGCTGACTCGACCACACCGAAGAGCCGCAGCAAGCGTGCGTCCGGATTGGCGAGCGAGCGGCGCTCCTTGATCTGCGCGAGCACGCCCATCAGCGCCTACCGCCCGCAGCAATTACCGCGAATACTAGGCCGATGGTACCGACCAGGATCAGCGCCGCGGGCATGTAGATAAGCCACGCGCCAGCACCAAGTACCAGGGTGAATAGAGCAGCCATGAGGTCCCAAACGTCAAGCTTCTTCATAGCACCAAGATGCCCCTTTCTTCATAGAGGCTGTCTGGATTCTCGTACAGCATCGATCGGCCAATCGCGATGATGGCCGCTACGATCGCGTCGATCTTGCCGGTGGACTTGATCTTGTCGGGCATGATGTTTGCGTTCACGTCGCGACGTGTAGCCACGTTCGAAGCACACCAGCGGGCGACCGGATTGTCGCCGTGGCGCATCTGCCTGGCGACTATCAGGCGCTCAAGTTCCTTGGACGGTTCGGACATGGTCCGCATGCCCTGCCGCATCTCCGCCATCACGAATCCGTCCTTGTCACCCAAGTCTTGCGCGATCTGCCAGGCGCTGAAGGGGTCGTAACCGATCTCCGCGATGTGGTACTGCTTGGCCAGATCGTTGATCTCGGCCCGGATGAAGTCATAGTCGATCGTGTTGCCTGGAGTCGTGATCAACCAGCCCGCGTTCACCCATTGACGCATCGGCACTCGGCCGGTGAGCGAGAGTTCCATTTCCCGCACCCGGTCCTCGGGTATCCAGCAGCGCCAGAGGAAGTCGTGCGTCTTATCAGCGCCCGGGAAATCTAGGCAGAAGGCCGTCAGGTCTAGTTTGCTCGATAGGTCGAGGCCTCCGTAGCACACCCGCCCTTCGAGCGGCCGCAGCGGACCGCCGCAGTCTTTCCATTTGGACATCTGCAACCAGCGCTCGACCTGCTCGACCCACTCATTGCAGTACATCTGCCGGAACTCGTTCTCGTAGGACGGCCGGCGCTTGGCTTCTTCGCATTGCTCCCGGACGTAGTCCCACTTGACGGAGATCCCGAGGTTAGGATTCGCCTTCCACCAGGTGCCAGGATCCGTCCAATCGTCCTGGTCGTCTGCCGCGCAGATGAAGACAAAGAGCGAATCGTCCTCGAACAC